AGTTAACTATCTTGTAAAGGAGTTTGAGTGTAAGAAGTCAGCTGACGCATACTCTAGAACTACTACAGCTAGGACTGGTGTTCTTGATTGTACCAAACTTCATACTTACAAGTACAATGAAGATCTCTTCAGGAAGGTAAATGTTATTCCTGATGGTAAGAATCATGGTCTAGTATTCATTCTCGATTGGTCTGGATCTATGTGTGATTCCCTCTTGGATACAATCAAACAACTCTATAACCTGGTTTGGTTCTGTAGTAAAGTAAACATCCCCTTTGAAGTTTACGCTTTTACTAATAGTTACAATCGTAGGCATGAGGTTGGTCAGTATCAAAATGAACCAGAGAAAGGTAAGTTTATAATTTCTGGTGACTTTAACTTAATGAACCTTCTTACTAGTAAGGTGAATAAGAAAACACTTGATAACCAACTCATCAATATCTGGAGAGTTGCTCGTCAGTTCCGTACTTACTCTCAATACAATTGTCCAATTCAGGTATCACTTTCTGGAACTCCTTTGAACGAAAGTTTGGTTGCTTTACATACTATTCTCCCTAAGTTCAAAAGAGAGAACCAACTTCAAAAGGTTCAGTGTGTAATCCTTACTGATGGTGAATCAGGTCAACTCAATCACTTTGATTACTACACTGATTATAAAGGTGTAGAAAGGATGGGTGGTCGTCAGTGTAGAGGTGAACGTGGTTATCTTCGTAACCGTAAGACCGGTCACACTTATCAAATTGGTTATCAGTATTGGAACTTTACTGATGTTCTCCTTGAGGATCTGAAACGAACTTTTCCTGATACAAACTTCGTTGGTATCCGACTTGTTGCTCCTCGTGATCTTACTCACTTCATCAAAAGGTACGGTTTCATAAGTGAACAAGACCTTAAGAAAGCTCGTAAGGAAAAGAGTTATACTATTCAAGGATCTGGATACGACGCATACTTTGCTATGATCCAGAACTCTCTTTCCTCAGATACTGAGTTTGAGGTTGAAGATGAAGCGAGTAAGAGTAAAATCAAATCAGCATTCATGAAGTCACTTAAAGCTAAGTCCCTAAATAAGAAGGTTCTTAGTCAGTTCGTGGATTTGGTCTGTTAATGTTACTCACCTCCAAATTGCTCAATTACTGAAGAACCCTTATTATCATGTCTCTATCAACCGAATACATTGTTTCATCTCTCCAAGCTCTTTACGGAGACACTGTAAAAACAGGTGACATCCGAGCCTGGTGTGCGATGAATGGATGTTCCTATCCAACCGTAACTAAAAAGATCTCTGACTATAAGTCAGGTCGTGGTAAGTGGGAACTCACTGTTCAGGATATCAAAGAAGAACTAGAAGAAACATATACAGCACCAGCAGTAGAAAATCACATCGAACAAGATCTCGTCCCATCAAAAGATGATAACTTCGTCAGCTTTGGTAACTTTAACGATATTAAAAAGATTATCAAATCCAATCTGTTCTACCCTACATTCATTACGGGTCTTTCAGGTAACGGCAAAACGTTGGGTGTCGAGCAGGCTTGTGCGGCACTTAAGAGAGAACTAATCCGTGTCAACATTACTATCGAGACTGACGAAGACGATCTTATTGGTGGGTTTCGTCTTATTAATGGTGAAACTGTTTGGCATAATGGTCCTGTCATCGAAGCTCTTCAACGTGGAGCAGTACTACTTCTAGATGAGGTTGATCTGGCATCTAATAAGATCCTGTGTCTCCAATCTATTCTGGAAGGTAAGGGTGTATTCCTCAAGAAGATTGGTAAGTTCATCGAACCTAAAGATGGTTTCACTATCATCGCTACAGCAAACACTAAGGGTAAGGGTTCTGAGGATGGTAGGTTCATTGGCACCAACGTTCTCAACGAAGCCTTCCTTGAGAGGTTCTGTGTAACCTTAGAACAGGAATATCCTACTCCTACGGTAGAAACCAAGATCCTTGGTCACCTGTGTGATGATAGTAAGTTCTGTAAGCACTTGGCTGACTGGGCTGATATCATCCGTAAGACCTTCAACGAGGGTGGTATTGATGAGGTTATTAGTACCCGTCGTTTGGTTCACATCGTCAAAGCATATTCAATCTTTGATGATAAGACCAAGGCCATTGGAGTTTGTCTCAATCGTTTCGATGATGAGACCAAACAATCCTTCATCGAACTTTATGATAAGGTTGATGTAGAATTCCAAATGGAAGAAGCCGAAGATTCAATGTATAAGGAAACATTTCAGGTAGAATACGAGGGTAAAACTGTTGAAGGTACGGTAAATTTCTGATATACTAAATTATGAACGCATGGTCACTACTTTATGAGGAACTTGAAATGAGTGAAAACGAATCAGCATTCTGGAATGATGACACACCCATCTACGCGGGTGGATATATCTATCCATCAGGAGCAGACGATGTTATCTCTTTTGGGGATGATGGACCTGTAGGAGGAACGGGAGAGGACATTATCAGTTTTGATAGTCCAGTCAGTATCCCTGATTTCCCAACAACAAAACCACGATGGAAGTATGATGAGGAGAAGATCCTCTCGGAGTTGTCCGATTATATTTCTGGTACATACAACCAACACTATTCTGCTGGTACTGATAAGGTACAGACACTTGATCTCATTGAAGCCTGTGGTGACGGTGAATCATTCTGTCGATCTAACATCCTAAAGTACGCCTCTCGATATGATAAGAAAGGCACAGCACGACGTGACATCATGAAGATTCTGCATTACGCTGTTCTTCTGTTGCACTTCAACGACAAAAACGCACAACGAGAAACCTATCCTCAATGACAATGAAACTTTCTGAATCAACCGTTAATCTTCTCAAGAACTTTAGTTCTATCAATCAATCTATCCTGTTCAAGGAAGGAACTAAACTTCGTACTATTTCAGTGATGAAGAACATTCTGGTTGAAGCAAATGTAGCTGAGGAGTTCCCACGAGACTTTGGTATTTACGATCTCAATCAGTTCCTCAATGGTTTGTCTCTTCACGCTAACGCTGAACTCAACTTTGATAACCAGGAATATGTCCTGATCAAAGAAGGTCGTATGAGGAGTAAGTACTTCTTCGCTGATCCTTCTGTGATTGTTGCACCTCCTGAGAAAGAGATCACTCTTCCTTCTGAGGATGTTAAGTTTGAACTGACATCACAACAACTGGAGAAACTGAAGAAAGCATCTTCTGTATATCAACTCCCTGATGTATCTGTGATTGGTGAGGCTGGTGTAATCAAACTGGTTGCACGAGACAAGAAGAATGATACTTCCAATGATTTCAGTATCATTGTTGGTGAGACTGAAGATGAGTTCGTATTCAACTTCAAGGAAGAGAACCTGAAGATTGTTCCTGGTAACTATGATGTTACAGTATCTTCCAAACTCCTCTCCAAGTTCACCAATCAGAACATCGACGTAGTATACTACATTGCATTGGAACCTGATTCTACCTTTGGCTGATGAACATTTTTGTTACTGATCCTGACCCCATCAAGTCTGCTCAAGTTCTTCCTGACAAACATATTGTTAAGATGCCACTTGAGACTTGTCAGATGTTGGCTATTGTCTGTTCTGACAAGTGGGGTCATGGGTTTGGTCAACTCCATCGTCAAGATGGTGAACCATACAAGACAGAGAAAGGTGCATTCCGTAACCATCCCTGTACTGTGTGGGCTAACTCTTTTGTGATGAACTGGCAGTGGCTCCTACACCATGGTATTGCTCTCTGTGATGAGTACAAGAACCGTTATGGTAAGGAACACACCTGCCTACAACCACTACAAGAAGCTCGTATCATACTCCCCACAGGAGACCCTACAGGACGGTCTGGTAAAGATACCACACCGTTCGTTAGAGCCATGCCTGATGAGTTTAAACTAGATACTAGTATCTCAACCTTTGATGCATACAAAATGTACATAGGTTCTAAACCGTGGGTATCTGACAACTACCTCCGCATTCCTGATCGTAAACCTGAATGGGTATGAATGAAATCTTAAAAGGAAAAGTAAAAACACTTTTCGAAACAGACAATCCTGAAGAAGTATT